ACCGCTCTCTCGAGCGTCTACCTGATCCGCAGCAACCCGAACGAAGTCGCGGTCGTCGCCGGAAATGGCGGCCTCCTCGAGGTCGGCGAGTCCATGATTCAGCGAGCGTCGGGCTCAAGTGTCGGTCACTTGCCGGTGTACTTCACGCCGATCAGCGGCTGGTACGGCCTGCAGGTCGGCTCGAGCGTCAAGTCGATCGCCCGCATCTGCAACCTGGACGCCACCACGAAGGGCGTCACGGATTCGATGCTCTACGACGCGATCGCGACGTTCGAGGCCGGCATGCTGCCGAGCTACATCGTCATGAATCGCCGCTCGGCTGCCCAACTGCGGAAGTCGCGCACCGCGACCAACGCGACCGGCGCTCCGGCCCCCTGGCCGACGGAGATCGAGGGCATCCCGATCATCGTCACCGACGCGATCGGAAACGCGGAAACGGCCCTGACGTAATGCCAACTCCCCGAGCTCTAGCACTGGACCAACTCTGGCAGGCCCAGAAGGCCTCGGGCGGAATCACCGTCACCTATCGCGCCGGCCGTGCCGAGTGCGAGCTGGTGGCGGTTCCTGCCCGCACAGTTGCCGAGCTGGACCTCGGGGATGGCGTGATTCGGACAGCACGTGTCGCCGACTTTGTGGTCAAAGCCGGCGACCTGCTGCTCGATGGCGTGAACGTGCGGCCAGAACTCGGAGACCAGATCGTCGTCGACGACCAGGTCTACGAGGTAATGAACCTGGTCGGCGGGCAGCACTTCCAGACGGTCGGCATGTCCGACTCCTACTGGCGGATCCATACGCGAGAGGTGGCGGATGTCTAAGGTCAGCGACCTCTGCGACGCAATCGTCTACTGGCTCAACAGCCAGGAGTACGACGTCGCGTTCGTCGCCGAGCGGGCCAACGTCTGGAACAACGCCCTGGAGAGGAACACCGACGTCCATGTCGTTGTGATCCCGCAGGAAGTCGAAACGACGATCGCATCGCGGGCAGCGATTGAGCGACGGTACACGGTGGACATCGTCGTCCAGCAGCGCATGAGCGGCACGATCGACATCGACGACCAGGATGCCCTCATGAACCTGGTGGAGCAGATCGAGGCTGGCATCATCAACGAGCCGATGGGCGACTTTCGCTTCATCGACCACGGCTCGGCCATGCGAACGGTGATCGCCTCCGAGATCTTCAGCACGCAGCGGCAGTTTGTCGCCACCATGACCCTTCGCTACCTGGGGCAGTGACCGCCGATGTTCGCGACCAAAATCAAGATGCAGTACTTCTTCGATCGAGAGGAGGTGGTCAATCGTCTGGCAAAACAAGATCGCGTCGTCCTATCGAAAACTGGTGGCTTTGCGATGACCACGATCCGCCGGTCGATGCGACCAGGCGGAAAGAAACAGATCGCCAGCCAGCCAGGGGAATCGCCGCGATACCACACGAAGCTCCTGCGAGATGGAGTGATGTTTGCGTACGACGCCGCCAGGAACTCTGTCGTAGTCGGACCTCGCAAGCTCAACGGACGCTCGGCTTATGACATACCGGCGCTTCTCCAGTACGGCGGCAAGGTCACCGTACCAGAGAAGACGCTGATCGAAATCGCCGCCACGCGAGACAAGTCCGGACGATTCCTGCGTGGCGAAAGAAAGTATTGGAAACCAACGGGCCGCATGGTGAAGACCACCATCTCGCCTCGTCCCTACGTCGGGCCAGCGGCAAAAACCTGGCCCAAGATCCGCGACAAATGGCTCGAGCTGATCGCCGCGAATCGGTTTTGAGCAGCGACACACCTAAAGGAGTATGACCTATGCCCGCATACCTGCTCGGCAAAGACGCCGCGATCTACTACTCGACGACGGCTCTGACCAGCTCCAACGCCTCCACGGTCCTGGGCGGAACGCCTGGGCCCACGGAAGTCACGAACGTGATGGACGTCACCGTGGACGTTTCGACGGAATACGTGGACGTGACGACTCGAGCCGATGGAGCGGCTGGCTTCCGGACACAGGCCCCGACCTTCAAGAACGCCTCGGTGAGCTTCGACATGAAGTGGCTCCCCGGGGACACGGTCTTTACCGCGCTCAAGACGGCCTGGGCCACCGATGCGACGGTGGCGATGTACATCCTGGACCAGAAAAAGACCGTCACCGGTGCCCAGGGCCTCGCGGGCAATTTCTCGGTGAGCTTCTCGAAGGAGGAGCCCTTGGCAGACATCCAGAAGGCCTCGGTGACGCTCACGCTGAGCGACTCCGGCCAGTGGTTCACGAAGACCTAGCAACCAGGTGAGGTGATATGGCTAGTTTCCGGGACTCCAACGGACGCGACTGGCAAGTTTCGCTGACAGTCGCGGACGTAAAACGCGTACGAGAGCTGACGGGCGTCCTGCTCACGTCGCTCATCGACGAGAAGATGATTCCGCTTGCCGAGCTGATCTCGGATCCGGTGCAGCTTGTCGATACGCTCTATGCAGTCGTGAAGCCTCAAGCGGACGCTGCAGGCGTGACCGACGAGCAGTTCGGCCGATCGCTCGGCGGCGACAGCCTCGAAAAAGCAGCTCACGCGTTCGTCGATGGGCTGCTCGATTTTTTCCCGACTCGCCAGAGGACTCTGCTCCAGCAACTGATGCAGAAACAACGGGAGCTGCAGACGGCTCTGGCGGAACGGACGCAAGCGGAACTCGACGCGCTGACGATCGAAACGCTTATCGGCTCTGTTTTGAGCTCGCCGGCACCTGCGGTGTAGATCCTCACGGGTTCTCGCTGCGCGAGTTGGTCTGGATGAATGACGCCAGGAGAACCCACGACTGGGATCAGTCGGCCCTGATCTGGTCGGCAATTGCCAACACGGCCAGGGATCCGAAGACGCAGCGCAAGCCGTTCTCGCCTGGAATCGTGCACCCATATCGCAGAGAAAAAGACTACGAGCCGAAGCCAATAGAGGCCAGCATCGACGTCCTGAGGATGTTGTTGCACGCGAAAGGGGAGCCGCAGGATGGCAGCGGGAGCGATTAAAGCAGGCCGAGCCTACGTCGAATTCTTTGCCGATACGACGAAGTTCACGGCCGGCCTGTCGACGGTCCAGAACCGCCTGCAAAAGGTCAGCGCGTCCATTGCCACAACCGGAGCTGCGCTCTCGGCGGTTGGTGCGGCTGGGGTGGCTGGATTCGCACCGATGATCAAAGCGGCGTCGGACTTCCAGGAGTCGCTCAACGTGTTCGGGACCGTCTTCAAGGACAACACCGACGCAATGCGGGCCTGGAGCAACCAGACGGCCAAGATGCTCGGCCGCAGCGAAGCCCAGATCGTGCAGTTTGCTAGCCGCACCGGAGCCCAGCTCCAGGGCTTCGGCTTCAACGAGGAGATGTCCCGCGAGATGTCGAAGTCGCTCTCGACACTCGCGGTCGACATGGCGTCCTTCTTCAACACCGCAGACACGGACGCGCTGGATGCCTTGATGTCCGCATTCCGCGGAGAGGCGGATCCGATCGAGCGGTACAACGTGAACGTGAAGGAAGCGGCGGTTAACTCCAAGCTGCTGCAGCAGTCGATCGACCCGAAGAGCGCCACAGACGCACAGAAGGCTTTCGCCCGCTATGCGATCATCATGGAGCAGACCAAGCTCGCCCAGGGCGACGTGATTCGCACCAGCGACGGATTCGCCAACCAGCTCAAGCGCCTGCAGTCGGCGGCGAAGGACGCGGCGATCGCCATCGGGACTCCGCTCCAGGATGCGCTGGCCGGGATCATGAAATCCTTCAGCGGTGTGACGGGCTCGATCATCCAGATGATCCAGAACAATCCCCAGGTGATCAGTACCCTGGCAATGGTCGCGGTGGGAGTTGCGGCCGTCGGTGCGGGCCTCGTCGGGCTGGCCGGACTCTTCGCGGCGGCGGGCTTGGCAATCCGTACGCTGCTCTCGCCGTTCTCGCTGCTATCCACGGCGATCGGACTTCTGGTGCCGCTTTTTTCGGCCCTCGCCTCGCCGATCGGGCTGGTGGTTGCCGCCGTAGCCCTGCTGAGCACGAGCGTGATCAAGTACCTCGGAGGCCTGCAGCCTATCTTTGATTGGTTCCGGGCGCAGTTCGACGCGATGGTCGGCGAGGTGAGCACGGCGGTCACCGCCATCATGAACGCCTTGCAGAAGGGCGACTTCGGCGCGGCGATTGAGGTCGCCATGGCCGGCATGAACCTCGGCTTCACCAAGGCCGTCTCGCAAATGAAAATCGCCTGGGCGGGCTTCGCCGCCTACTTCAAGGAGACCTTCGCGAAGGCCGCATACGCTCTGCCGGTGATCCAACTGGGCGTTTCCGCGCAGCTCACGAAGGGCTGGGCCAGGATGGTCGCCGCGATGAAATCACTCTACGTGGAGAACGTGAACAACGTCGCCAAGGATCAGAGCTCGGCGCAGTTCGACCAGGCAGAGGCACGGCTCAAGCAGCTGCGGGACGAGGGTAAGCTCACCGAGTCCGACTTCAACTCGCGGATGGGCTCGCTCCAGAAGGCCCGCGAGGCCGACATGAGCAACCTGGACAAGCAGGCTGCCCAGGACCAGCAGAAGATTGACCGCGAGAGAATCAACGCGGTCAACGGAGCAAACCAGGCGGCCAGGGCGGAACTCGACGCTCTGAAGGCCCAGATGGATGCCGAGGTTAACGCAATCCGTGGCAACACGGATAGCGCGGCGGCCGATGCCCAGGCAAAGCTCGACGGGGCAAAGAAACGCTACCAGGAAGCCCTGGCGGCGGCCGAAACCGTCGTCGCTGCTCCTGGTGGCACGGAAGCGCCTCCGGTACCTGGTGCGTACGCCTCGCCGGAGGAGCTGCAAGCGCAGATGGCTAAGCTCCAGCAAGCCACCAGCGCGACAGACAGCGCCAAGCAGCGAGCGAGCGCAGGGCCGCTCTTCGGCGGTGCGATGGCCGGGCAGGTGTTCGGGGCCGGCGACACAGCCAAGCGGCAGCTGAAGGCCCAGCAGGACTCGCTGAGCGAGGCGCGTAAAACGAACGAGCTCTTGAAGAAGATCGAGAACAAGGGC